ACTCATGTCGGGAGACGAAGAGTACCCTCTAATCATGAGGGTTGGCGTTTACAAAAATGCCAAATCCAACGATGGCGCTGGTCAAACCAACGTTTCCATCAAGATTGCCTCGTTCGCGCAGAAAGCGGACGTCGATGACATCATCTGGACAAATCCGGAAGTATGGACGCTCTCAAAGAGCGCTCCAGGGGGTAACCCCTTTTACGACACGGATGTCGACGAAGAAATGGTTGGTGCACTGTTTACAGCGTACCACCATGTCTCAGCCGACGTTGTCCAGACAACGAACCTCGACGAACTGAAGTTCGGTGTTACCAACCGGATCTTAGAGCATGCAAACTCTGCAGCCTAGTGACCCGGAAGAATGCCTGACTTCAGACTCAGAGCAACAATCGTTAGCGGAACCGGAAGCTTCGAGGCCGTCGTCACAGATGACGATCTTGCCAGTCTCCGTACAACTCATGGCGTTAATAGCCACGGGTTGGGACTGCTCGCGATACTCTGGGTTAGCCTGCTGGCTGATTCGCCTGTTGATCACTCTCTTAAGCCTAAGCGTGTTTATTCACGTTTTCTCAGATCCTTTCTAAAGGATCCAATTCAGCTTATTAAGAGTTTCGCATCTCTCTATGATCGTCTTACGACTAGTGTTACACTGTCGAATGGCGACATCTCAATAGATGAATTCATAGAGGAATTCAAGGACACTCCTATTTTCAAGGAGTACCATGAGTTCTATAAGACGCGTGATCCTCTCATCTTCAAATACATTAGTAGCTTCCTCCTTTTCGGGAAGAAGTACTACTATGAGGATGACACCTTCAACGAGACCGCCTTTCGCGGTTGGTTGGAGGTCGAGGATAGATTAAGGACGACTGAATTTACCGATAGATATCTTGATGACATCCGTGAAATTATCACATGGATGCTCAGATACTTCGATGATACGTCGTTCCTGCCAAAACATGGACCTGGCGCAGTTGCTGAGGCTAGTGCTAAGAGATCATATTCTTTGAAGAATGATACTCTAACACAAAACCTCATTGCACCAGAATTTTCAGATATATGTGAGTGGGATGTTTTCCATCCACACATTCTGACCATGCTAACAAGCGGATCCGATATGGCTAATGACAAGATTTCACGATTAAAATTCGTCCCTAAAGATATTGGTAAGTCTAGGTCCATTTGTATGGAACCCGTAGCTTACCAGTGGCTCCAACAAGGAGTCCGTCTCTGGGTCGAAGACGCTTTACGTCAGTCTATGGGTAAACACATCCCGTTAACTGATCAAAACGTCAATCGTGAAATGGCGAGATTTGGATCTAGAACAGCGAGG